ACATCAACTACATGATGACAACTTGTTAAGAACAGCACTGCTACGAGTGCTATTAATAAAAGAGATTTTGTTTTCATTTTATGATTTTTTATATAAACGACTATTTTTAAAATTAACGCCATTTTCAATCAATATTTTTTTTATTTTATAATAGTTAAATTTATTTATTTTTTGTATTTCAGTAATTGATTTTTTTTCTTTAATATATAGATTTAATATTTCAAATATTTGTTCATCATTCACAGTAATATATCTTGGATGTTTTTCGTTAATTAATGAATTACTTATTTTCATTTTAGTTTCGGTTGTGCATGGATGGCTTTTACCCTTTCCTGAATTACTTGAATTTCTTTTTCTTTCAAGTAATTTTACGTCTGCAATTTCTTTACCATATTTTTCAACCCAAATATCATAAACTCTTTTACCATACATTGGATTATTTTCACCTGAAAATAATTTACTCCTTTTTTCACTTAATAATCTTTTATCAAATTCATTTTTATTTGAATATGTATCACCACCATCACCACCATAAGTCATATTATAACCATATTCACGCAAATACGTTAAATTTTTACTGATCCAATATCTTTCTCTTTTACGTAAAATATCACGAATGTATGATTTGTTTTCATTTTGATATGATTCGATAATATTCCAAATAAAGTTTTCAAACCCATATTTATTTATTGCACAATAAAAAACATTTTTCTTTAGTAATGAATTTCTTTTATGTATATATTTTCTTCTCTTTAAATTATATGTAAATCCATAGTATTTTTTTCCTGATGGAGAAATTGCACAATAAATAACGCCTTCATATAACATACATATATTTTCATATAAATACTTAAATATTTCATAATTTACTCACTTTGTTTAACATTATTGGTTTTAAGCCATCGAATTTGATAACATATTCAAATATGATTGAATTTTTTTTTCTTGCTATAGCAAGTTCACTTTCGTGATATGCTTCTTTCCAAATCGGTGAGCCATTAAGATTGGTTCTGATGTCTTTATCGTCAACAGGTGAGTAAACATTTACGTTTTCCATAGAGAAGATTTTAAATAGAGAACAAATATAGTAAAGATTTATTTAATTGCAAAGAAAAATGAAATTATTCTTCTTTTTTTATTTTAGTTAAACTATTACTGTAGGTGGTTACACCTGCTATGGATAGTATCATGAAGATAAATCCGCACATGTACCCCCAAAATACGTTCTGAGGTTCAATTGATGTCATATGCACTGCATATACGTAACTTATTAGATACATAAGAAGAATGATTGCCTTCATAACCTTCATGTCTATACGGTTTTGTTTTCATGTGCTTTTATTTTTGTATAAATACTATGTAAAAAAAATGGGGAAGTTATTTCCCCATTTTCGTTTTATCCTACTGGATGCCCCGTGGACATCGCTACAATTTGTATTATCAAGAAGAAAAATTCATTGATAATTATTGTTAGCATCCCGATAGTAAACATTCCTATCACTCCTATCGCTATCAAACTGTATATTGGTTCAACCAACTTCAGTTTTTCCATGAGGATCGTCCAAAGTTCTTTCATAACTACTTACCTGTTGATAACCTGTCATTGATATCCATCAAGAATTTGATGCTAATAGCATCCATTGGGTTTCCACCCTTGCCGTCACCGTTAATAAGTATTGAAGGATATTTAACACCTGCAAGAGCAGTAGCAACGCCAACTTTTGTCTTAAAGTTCCATTCAGCAGCTTCCTGTGGAGTAAGACCTGCGGAAACTTTCAAACGAGCAGCTTCTGCTTCACCCTGACCTTTAAAGATGGCAGCCTTACGGTTTTCATCTTCTCTTTTTGCTTCAAGGGCAGCAACTTCGAACTCTTTTTGAGCAACAGTTACGGCAGATACTTTAACAACTTCCTGTTCGTATTTCGCTTTAGCAACGTTAGCTAATCCCTGCTGTTCTGCAGTAATAGCATCCTGTTTAGCACGAATGGCTTCCTGCTTTGCAAGTTCAGTTTTCATTGCTTCGTCTTTACGTTTGGCAATCATTTCTTCTACTTTAGTATCAAACTGTGGCACATCAATAACACACTCAAGTACTTCACAACCTAATTGCTGAAGCCTGTTTGGTGTTCTTAATGGTTGCCCATCATTACCATATACAAGTACGGTTACACGCTGTTCTTCTACATCGCCTGTACTTGTAGTTTTTTGAATTTTATCGGATTTAGTTACATATATACCATTTCTTAGCTGATCTTCAACTGCTTGTTGAAAAAGAGCAAGAGTGGTGTATGCATCCTGTGCCGAACGTAAGTTAGCGGAAAGTTTAATGGCGTTATTAACAATAGGTACTATACCTGAACGAATAAAATGATCAAAACCCTCAGAATATTCTTTCTTAAGATTAATTGCGCCTTCGGGAGTAACAGGTAATTTAACCCTGATAAGTCCAGAAATTTTGGCTTTTGATCCGTCATTAAAAATAACGTCAACTGCTTCGATATCGGCACTTCCATCACCTTTGTGAGCACCAATTCCGCAAGTTGTTACGTTTTTATACGTACTGATTTGACCAAACCACTGTCCGTATGTACCACCAGCAAACCTGACACTCATAGTACCAGTAAGAGCAGCCTGTTTCACCTGAAAATAACCTGTCTGATTAGTTTCAAAGATTCCTTTTGCTAATACTACAAATAGTAAAGCAAGTACTGCGAATACAATCGCAACGATTTTTTTGTTCTTCATAAAAATAAAATTTAAAAATTAGTAAATAAATGGAAATAATTACAATGTGATATCCCTTTTGAACCAATAATAAAAGGGAATGAGGGCAAGACCGACATTAATTTCGATCTTCTTGAAAATTTGCACCCCGCAAAAATGCAGGATAACGGTTGCATAATAGAACACCATTAAGAAAATGAGTATTCCGATAAAAAAGTCTTCAATCATAGTTTTAAAGTTTTAATTATTAATTGAGAATGTAAAATTACAAATAAAAATTAGATTTCCAAATATTATTTATATTTCGCTATAAAATAATAATGAAATTCTCCAGTAAATCCAAATCTATCCTTGATTGACTTCTCTATAATAAGCCTATCAATTGATTCTAATTCAGGAACAATCAATGGTTCTCTGCCATCGTCATTATCATCGATCATGCTTTCCAATATTTTACCGATAATAATAAAACCACCATCACGACCTGTGAATATACCACGAATTTCTTCATCATCATCAATAAAAATTCTGAGATTTGAATATTTCATCGGATTCACCACTCGTTCTTCGTACTCTTTATATGATACTACTATACCATACATGAAATATTTTTTTGTTTCCATTTTATTTAGGTTTTTGAATTATTGCACTTAAATTATTTTGATAAAGAAAAGCCATAGGTTGTCCATTGTGTACAGTAACTGGCGTATATCCAAGTCCATGTAAATGCATATTCAATTCTTCCTGATAATCAACTTCAGTTAATTGGTTGAAAAAATGCATATATCCTCTACCGTTTTTATCTTTGAGACCCCAATAAATATCATCCTTATTTTCTTTTGTCATAATAAGACAAGCAAAAATAAAGTACCCGCCAGGTTTTAATGCGTTATAACCTTGCTTGAAGTAATTAAATCTGTCCTGCTGTGAGCAATGCTGTAACACATTAACGGAATAGATTATATTAAAGTAATTCGTATCTTGGAGATAATCCGGAATACCACTTTTGTCAATTTCAATGAAATTCTTATATTTCTTTAATTCGGGTGGGATCACGTAATCAATACCAATATATTCGCATTTGTCTTTTACCTGCTCAAAAACATTACCGTGTCCAAATCCTATTTCCAACATAGTCAATGGCTTGGTTTTCTTTTCAATTTTTTCAAGTAAGAAAGGCAAGAGTTTCAGGTTATTGCTTAACATAGTATTATTCTCGTTCACTTGTTTAATGCTCTTGCTTTCTCCACCACATACACTAAGGAGTGGAAAACTCTGATGTGCACGTTGCCAAAACTCTTTATTGTTTATTTTGTTTGGATGAAATCTTTTTACTGCTTGATCCTTTATGATTGTGAGAGCATAAGGTTCTATATTATATGGAATGATCTTTTCATGTAGGTTTTCCATAACAATTGTATGAATCATCCTTGTTGGCATTTTTTGCTTATGTGGTGCATGAAGAAGATATTCATTCGTTTTGAATTTATATGTATCATAATAATCAAACGAATCATTGAAATCTTTTAATCTATATACTTTTTGTTTTTTCATCCGTAATCAATTTAGGATATTTTGCAGTAAGTTCTTTTATTGTCCATTCTTCAATAGAGACATTATCATAAACCGGAGATAGTTCTTCTGTCATGGCTATTTGTGTAAAAAGTTAATGTGAATTGTATCGCTTATAGTCTTTTCTCCATTCCACGGACTGCTTATCCACAGATAAGTACTGTCATTAATTATACGAATTCTGAAATTACCTCTCAGTGCATCCGCTTGACCCTGTGCATATCCTGTTTCGACAAGTTTTTTCATGTTAAGTTCAAGACTTACCAAATTAGCTGCATGCTGTTTCTTTGCAAGATGACTTGTATAGATAAGTAGTGCAACCATTAAGACAAATCCTATACTTGCACCGATTAGTCTGTTTCTTTCAAACTTTTCCATTATCTTACAATTTTCTTTACGCCCGTAAATTGTGCGACTTTAGTTCCTTCGAACTTAAAGGAATATTCAAAAAGTGTTGCATGATTCTTCTTTGCCAAAACAAGTTCAGTTTCATGATAACGTACTCCCTTGAAAATCGGGGAATTACCGAGATTAGTACGAACTTCTTTGTCTTCGACAGGTGAGTAAACTTTTACGGGTTCTAATGTAGCTTTATCCATGATTTATATTTTTAGCAAACATAAGTTAAATTAATTATATTATCAAGAGTTATTTAAAATTTATCATGCGTACCAACTGATATAATATCCGTCAATACCCATGCAGACTTCACCGCATTTAGTTATCATGCCGATAGCATTTTCTGCTTCATAATAAATATATCTTCCTATTCTGAAATACATTATCTTGAGTGTGTTATGAAATAATAGTGAAACGCTCCTGCAACACCGTATTGTTTTCCAACAGAGTTCTGAATGATTGCTTCATCGACCTTATCTAATACGGGAACAAGAAGAGGTTCTTTATAACCCAACAGTGGTATAACATCTTCATTGGTGGTGTGTTCAAGTATTCTACCGATGATTAAGTACTTACCATCACGGCTGTCAAATAGGCAAGAAATATTTTCTTCATCGCCATTCAAGTTCCAATCTTTGTAGGCATCATATGGCACTGATATGCCGTACATGAAATACTGATTGACTGTCTTAATTCTATTCATATCATTAGTATATTAGTTTGTAAGCCAAGTACATAAGTATCAAATGTATTGTATTGTCTGTAATTGTATAAACAACTGCCGAAAAACCACCTTCAAGTACGTCATAACGATTAAGATTGTTTATCGACTTCCAATTATCGTTGTCTTTATTTACGTAATCTTTCAATCCTTTACCCTTGAGATAGTGCATGTACTTCTCTCCAAGTGCGAATCTATCAATAGGATAGTGTGATAAGTATACTGCACATATCCAAATTGGCTGAAAATTCCACATGAATAAGCATACTGCGAAAGTATAGAGAAGACAGTGAACTATTGCAGCTTTAGCACCAGACATTCCATCCTTTGACTTGTTCATTGCCATCCATTCTGTTTGAAAGAGGTAATCTCCCATTAAATGTCCTAATAACATTTCGTACATCATAGCGTAATATTTTTAGTGTTTTTAATCCATCCATAGTATGATTTTACTGTACCACAGTGTAACTTACTCATCCCTTTCATTCTCAAATCATGTTCAACACAAAATTTAGTGAGGTTGGTTATATTTTTATGTACAACACCTTCTGGACTAATAAAAGAATATGAATGAGAATAGTCTTTTATCCACCCCTTATAATAATAAATTTTTCCTTTAAGCAATAATCCAATCGCACCATTTTCCAATTTATTTTCTCTGCAAAATTTTCTAATGTTTTTAAAATTAGTGATTTTATTTTCGGGTGATATTAAGGTATATGTTTTATTTGCCTTTTCGCCCCATGTTTTAGACATTTGGTCTCTAACGGTCTGTGGGATTGTCTTACCCAGATGACTGTTTGACATCTGATTTATTGTCGTAGCATCAAATTTACGACCACTACAATTACCTGCCGTCCAACATATATTATAGTTTAAATTTGCAGGATAATTATCTTTTCTATCATCGAGATATTCTTGTTCTTTAGTCAATATTTTTTCGTCTTCCACCTTTTCTAAAACAATAAATTGAAAATTATCAATTCCATATTTATTGTATGCTCTTTGAAGATGTATACTGTGGTGATTATTTGTTTTTAAATCTTTCTTATGTCTAATCCAACGAGAATTACCGTTACCAATTGCACTACCAATATAAGTGGCATTATTAATTTTATTTACTATAGAATAAATGACTCCCATTTAAATTGTTTTGCTATAAATACTCACCATTTCTTTATTCGTTATAATCGGGTTGACTTGTTAAGTGCCAGAATCCACAAATTTGACATTTATAGCTTCTGATAGGTCTTATGTCTTTCTTACCCATTCTTCTGTTTGACCTTTTGCCGTTAATGTATCTTCTATGATTCTTAGCATAGTTGATAACTGCTTGTGCTTCTTTAAATGACCTATACTGTATCTTCTCACACAGTGGTCTATGAACAGGGATTTCAGCTATTCTACTATTCTCAATTAACTCCCTGTTTGTTTCGGGTAACAGTTGTTCGGGAAACATAGCATTTATTTTTTTAGTTCTTTAACAATAAGTATCAGTAATACTAATATTGAAACAACACCATCAGCAAGTAAATAATTTCTGATTTTATCGTTGAATTTAGTTTGTTCCATTGCATCATCCATGATTTGAAATGCCGTGACAAGTGATACTATAAGCACCAATGTTCCGATATACCAATATCCGATGAAGAACAGTGAGACTAAATATATCAGATATGATATTTCAACAATTGCCAAAGTTTTGTGGTTTATGCGTTCCAAAGAAGCATACCAATATCTTCTTGCAAAAATCAACTTAAAAAGTTCATATGCAATAAAGAAAAGCGTTATCCATACAATTAGTTTCATAGTTCTTAGTTTTTCCAAGTTTCTAAATAATCCAATAAATTATCCTTTGCAAGAGCAATTTGCTCTGTTACTTCATCTTCTTTACGTTTCTTCTGTGCATCCCAAATATTTTGGAGTTGCTCTTCGCTGAAAAATCCCCAAGGAAATAGCTTACTGCTTAATACATCAAGTGTAACAAGTGTGCCGGGATTAAGTTTTTTGTGCATATAATATGCGTACATAACACAATTACCTGCGTTCTTCATATAAAGAAGTAATGCAAGTAATGTTCCGAGAGTTATCTTCAATGTAGTGAGATTTTTAATTCTCAATAAAAACACCTGTGCGGGAAACGATTCGACAAAATCTTTGCAATGAATATAAAAGTCGGAATTCTTATCAACCTCATCAACAGCCATGCTTATTTCGGGTGTCTTAGTCATCAATAATTCCATGAAGAATATTGTATCTTCCTTAGTCATTGGTGTTCCTGGCGTATTTCTTTCGAATGCCTCATTAATTCTATCCATGTAATTCATAGTCGTAATTTTAATGGTTATACGTAGAATAACAGAAAAAGGTTACAATAAAATTCGTTTATTTTACCTCTACATCAACTATTTCGGGAAGTAATGCAACTTTCTTATCGAGATTTGCATATCTTATAATTTCATCATCAACACAGAATTTATATACGTCAGGTCCTGTTACTGTTGGTATTATTTCATCTGCAATCATAATTACTATACCACGTTTGGAAGACTTTAATTCCATTTTCAAGTGTTCGTAATTGTCAATGAATCTGTAGCTATCAACAACAACCATCATTAATTTATCGGGTTTACCGACTTCAATTACGGGTTCGTTTTTAGCAAACAATCCGGTGTTACCGTTTAGTGGAAAAAATGCGTGATAAACGGGATTAATTACGTTTTTTTCAATATCATATGTAAATTGTGGATGAAATACAAACCTAATCTTACCTATTGGTACTCCGTGGTCCAAGAGTAAATTTTGATTTTTTTTGATAAGATTTTTCTCTACTGCTGTAATATCAGTAGTACCAAGTGTATATTTTTCATATACAGTACGACCTTTAAAAATATTGATTCTTCCAAAAAAATTATTTAAAAAATTCATTGCTTTATCGTATTACGTTATCACATAAATCTGAAAACCATTCATAATTATCTTGTGACTTATCTCCCGTTGCATTATCACAACGATAGAATTTCAAATAGAGGTCAAGACAATCAAGTGCATTCAATTCACTTATAAGTTTCTCTGCACGTCTTTTTGCTTTGTACCAATCGCCTTCATCTGTAGTATGCAAATATGCACTATCATACGGTGCACCATCCATAATGAAATTATCAACACTTGATGAATGACAAAAATGAGTTTCGCTATCCATAAGTGTTTGAATCATGAATTTGCGCATATCATACCAATCCTTCACAAAATTTCCAGTAGCAAAGAATTTCTTTTCATCCTTACCGAAATGAATTTCAACGGATTTATACCCCAAATTCTCGGTATTCCCATCATCATAATTTATTGTAGTGTACATGATTACAGGTCTTTATCAACGTGCCTAATTTCAAATTTTTCGAATTGCGGTGAACCACCTACGCCAAGAGCAAAGCCATCAAAAGGTTTTAACCATTTAATAAAGTCTTCGTCAGAACCATCAACCACAGCATTATCACCTGTCATGTAAAGTGCTTTTTCACCTTTCACTTCGGGTGGAAATATAACTTTAATTTCACCAAAGTTCATGGTAATCTTAATAGTTTCAGGCATAGTAGCCTTCAATTCATCAGTTAAGAGTAGATTTATCATAGCAATTCTTTTAAAACAATAAGTAATAAAAACAATATTGATACTATGTTATCGGCAATTATAAATCCTCTGATCCTCTTATCAAATTTAGTTTTTTCAATAACATCATCAGTTGTTTGAAGTGCAGTAATTACCGATGTTATTAATATTGCAACACCGACATACCAATAGGGAGTGAAAAATAAGTAAATTAAGAAAAACAAATACATTAAATCCAATAATCTCAATACTTTATTTCTTTTTTTAAGACAGGCAATTCTCCAATATGTACCTGCCATGAATAGTTTGAGTAATTCGTAGAGAATAAACAATATTGAAAGATATGCAATTAATTTCATAGTTTTGCTTTTCTCTATTATACGTTGGTCAAGCCTATATGTTACAAAATAACCTAAGTATTTTTATAGTGTGCAACTGCATCATCCAAAACAGCAAATCTGATTACTTCATCATCTACACTGAATTTGTATGGTATTGGTTCACCTTGTAAGCCATTTACAATTTCATCATTAATCATGATTGCAATACCTCTTTTACAACGTTTAAGTGTTTCTTTCAGATATGCATAATTATCGTCAAATTTATAACTACCCACAACAACAGTCATTAATTTATCAGGTTTGCCAACTTCGATAACTGGTTCGTCTTTAGCAAATCTGCCGTTGTTGCCGTTCATCGGAAAGAACGCATGATAAACAGGATTGATAACATTTTTATCCACATCATAATTAAATTGTGGATGAAATACAAACCTGACCTTATTAATAGGAACTCCATGATCTGATAAAAGATTCTGATTTTTTTTAATCAGGTTTTGTTGTACGGCAGTAACTGATGTTGTACCAAGAGTATATTTTTCGTATACAATTTTCTTTCTGAAAATTTCAAAAATTTTATTAGGAAGTTCAGGATGAAATAACAATAAGCCATAGAGCACCCAAAATACTACAAGTCCAATCCATACGATTGTTGCTAATTTTAGAAAAAAATCTGTTATCATAGTTATTTAATTAAATCAATAAACCATTCATAATTATCCTGAGATTTATTACCAGTTGCATTATCACAACGATAAAATTTCAAATATAAATCCAAGCAATCAATATCTTCAAGAAATTCAATAAGATTATTTGCACGTCTTTCTGCTTTGTACCAATCGCCACGTCTTCCACCTGCAGACCAAGCATTATATGCATCATCATGAGTTTTAATTATTGCCAAAACTTTTGAATTATGACAATACTTACTTGCAAATTTATTTGCAAAAGCACCATGATGATTATCACCTGCTTTAGGTTTTGTATGGTCCACCTTATGTTTAAAGGTGTCATGCAAAATTGCAATCAATCGCAAGTCTGACCTGTCTTCATCATCGGCATAAAACTTGTCAATGTTACCGAGCACTTCCTCTATATGATATATAACTTGCCCTTCTTTATGTCCTGGGCGAGGTTTGCCATAATTAATGCCTTCAATAAATTCGGAAGTATTGCAAATTGCTACTTCAATGCCGTTTTCAGGCTTAATTATTTCTAATGCTTCTTTAATTTTTATATTCATAATATGTTTTTATTTTCAATAAATTCAATACACTCTGTTATTGTTTTTTCTTTATTCTTATGGTAATCATTTTCCCAAACAATTTTTATTTGGTATCCTCTTTTTCTTGCATTATCTAATTTAATTTCATCTTCTTTCCAAATATCTTCGGCTTTTTTATTAATAAATTTTATGGGCATATCAGATGATTTATATTTTGCGGGATTTGCATGAAATTTATCACCATTAAATTCAATAATCTTTTTTATGTCTTCAATTACAAAATCAAAGTTAGTTGAATGAACACCGCAACTAAATTCATGATTAAGTTCCCCAAAATATATTTTTTCATATTTAACCGTTAAACTTTTATATACGTTCCAAAACAATTCTTGGGAAACCGATGACCAATTATTTTTATTTATTTTATTATATTCTTTAAAATACGATTTCTCAGATACTGCCTTACTTCTTTCAATATATTTTATGTTTCCTTCAATTTCACCATATTTTTTAATGAACCAAGATAATGAAAAAACACCCTTCATACTATTTCTAAAATTTTCATACTGTTCAGCACTTAGTCTTTCTTTCTTTGTACCAATAAGATTACTTTGAGCATTACTTAACCTAATTGATTTTAAATGTTTCCTTTCTTCACTCTTATCGTCCCATTCTTTATTAATCTTTTCAACATCAATATTAAGATAATTTAATAAATAATCTTGATAAAGCATTCCTTCATGTTTATTAAGTAAATGTGATGCGATACCCGATGCACTTTTAAACTCAATTCCACAAATTTTACAAATAAATGGTGGAAAAATTTTAATTTTTACTTTGGTTTTATATCGTTTTTTCGAACATACTTTATTCATCTTTTATCTTATAAAATTCTGTTGGGTTTTCTTCATCAATTTCAAAACCCCAATATCCATAAAAGAAGTTCTGTAATTGATGTACGTACTTGATGTGTTCCAATATGCTACTGCAACCACCCATGTTGTGAAATACTGTTATTCCACCCTTAAATCCACGAACTTTTAGTCCTGCAGATTCTGCAATCCAATCATAATTAGCACCTGTTGTATGTGGCATTACTTCTTCGATGTCCATTTTGAGTGTCTTGCACCATTCCAAATCAATCGGAATACCTACCATAAAATGCCAATATCCCAAATCATCATATTTAACACGATAGAAAGGTTCAAGTGCCCTTCTTCTGGAAGAGAACTCAAACTCTTTCACATAATTACCTTCACGAATATCATTTAGTTTCATATCACAATTTTATCTCGAAACGTTCTTTCATCTTATCAAGAGTAATCGTAGGAACATTATGATTGTTCTGTCCACCATGACGGTTTTCAACAACGACAGAGAATACTTTGTATCCAAACTGTCTTGCTAAATCCAAGTATGGTGTTAATTCCCTTTCAGTAGTACAGGTATTTGAAACAACAATGCGCAGAATTTGCTTCTTCATGAATCTCCTGCACTTACGTTGACACCATTCGTGTGCCCTACCGATCTTTTCGGCTTTCCAAACATACTTACCGTTTGGCAATACAAAATAGTCATCAGCACAGCATACTGCCTTGATGCCAAGTGCTTTTGCCAATGCACTTTTGCCTGACCCTGGGCAACCCCTTAATAATATAAGTGACTTTTCCATAATGCAATTATACGAATAATATCCGGAAATGTTACAAAAAACTAATTTAATTTTACAATTTTATCTGAAATTAATTTATCGAGTTCATTATGATAGATAATACCGAAGTCCAATACTTTGAATTTGAGATTGTTTTCATCACAATACTTCTTTGCTGATTCAAATTTCAGTGTGTTGAGTGGTGTATTGTGTAATCTTAGTGGTTTCACTTCAACAAGATATTTGTCATCAATAATATAATCTGGTGAATATGTTCTTTCATTACCATTATAACTTAGATATTTAATTTTTATTTTTTCGGCAGATATGATTTTTAGTTTGAATCGTTCACACGTCAATATAAACTTTAATTCATGTAAACTCCGGAAGTAAAAGTTTTTGTACCAACCATGAATACCCCTACCCGACTTGGGTGGCGTTTCTTTTCCATACATTGAATTGTTAGTGCCTTTCTTTTTAAGTGATATTTTGGCTTTCCAAGCAATTTCTCGTTTTTTTGCTTCTTCAACGCCATATTTTTCAACCCAAATATCAAATACTTTTTTACCATACATTGGATTTAATTCTCCGGAAGTAACCAAACTCATTTTATCTCGAAATTCTTGGGTTTTATACGATTCGATATTATCAGTATGACATTGGATCATTATTTTTTTTGATTCTTCACTATGCTTTTTATCTTGAAATCCATTTTTTCTTATGCCGGATTTCATTTCAGCATTTACTACATCAATATGGCTACCATATTTCTTATATCTCTGCCTGCTGGAACAGGGTCTACATGGTGTTTTTTTCTTTTCATGAGCATTTCTATTATATTTGCTCGAATGAGTTATTGTATCACCACATTTCGGACATTTTCTTGTGTATTCTTCCATAGTATAAAATTTATTATAAATACTATAGAAGAACCAAGAAGACCACTAAGAATTATTGCTTCTCGGATTCTTTTCCTAATTTAGTCTCAGTTAATTTCGGTTCTTCTTTGGGCGGTTGAACGTTAACAACTACATGTTCGTCATTTCTTTGTTCGGTTTTTGGTGGCTGAACATTGGCTGTCTTTTGTTCATCATTAAGTTTTAAAAATTCTGACATTTTTTTAGTTTAAAATAAAAATTATTACCATTAATATTATATTAAGCAACAAGAAATTTTTGAACGACTCTTTTAGTTTGGTTAATGTATTATTTCTTATTTGATTAACATCCAAATTTGATTCAATGCATTTTTGAATAGCACCTAATTCAGCCTTCATCAATTCTTCTATAGTGCTATTAGTGTCGATGTATTTTACATATGTTTTAATATCACTATTGGTAAGATAATAGTTGCCTCTATAGAGATATACTTTAAAGTATATACTTGTAACATATACGATACCAAGTAACTGATAAATACCGAACAATAAAAATGATTCAGTAGTTATATATTTTTCATAATTACTAATTGAATTACAAATTAGTACAATAATGCCCGTAACAACACCCATCCACATATATGAAAAATTACGTAATTTTTCTTCAATTCGTGCTACCTCATGATATTGCTCATTCAGCATATTTTTGGCAATTTCTAATACTTCATTTAGTTTTTCCATACTGCAATTATACGAAGAATCACTTATAATGTTACAATAATTTACCAAATAATTTCTTCGGCAGCAAGTCTTACTCCAATAATCTTAATTTCTTCATCAATATCCATTGATCTATTGAGACTGCCATCCAAATCAATAACAGGTTTTTTTGGCATACTATCTCTTTTGGCTTCCATATACAGCATTGCCTTATTTGCTGCTTCATTATAATCTTTTGCTATAACATAAATTGGTTTCGGACCACCGAAACGAAAATTCATAAAATTCGGCATTGTGGGTTCTCCGAATTCAACTATAAACAATTTCTTTTCACTCATGCTCATATCCATATTTTTTAATTAATTGCTTTCTTACTTCCATTAATGCTTTACCTAAAAGGTTCTGACCTTTCCAATTTGCAGGATCAAGACAATCATCATCTTCCCAATGTAAGCCGATTCCCCATATGGTATCATATGGACTGGCTTCAACAAGTATTTTATCTCCGGTTTCAAAAAGAGTATGTCGTAGTCTTGAACTCTGATCATACTTAGCATAGTTGACAGCAACCATTATATTGTAACTAACTTCAGACCATTTATGTGCATCAAATCCTTTAACTAAACGACCTAATTTTTTACATCTTGCAGGATCGGGATTTTTTACAATATTTGCTGCGGTTTCCATATCACCGAAAAACACTGCTTTCTCCCACATGAACGCCTGTTCAGTATTGAAGAATGTAATGCCTTTATGCTTTATGAATGGAAGTCTACATTCATACCAATTGGAGAACTCTGACCCCCAAAAGAACACATATTTATCCGTTACTCTTTCCATATCAATTCATTTTACTGATTTCGTGTTCATTTGCCATGTTATAATATTTTTCAACTATGTCAGGCGGTGCAGGTAATACTACAATTCTATCAGCAATATCAACAAGTCCATATTCGGGATTTGTTAACATTTCTTTTTTATATGCAATAAATTCTGCCTCTGTTGGTTCTTTCCATAAACCAATGAAGTGTACAACTGCCACTTCTTCATCAACCTCATTCTGTGGATCGACTGCTATTATCCCATGTGTGAATTTTTTCATTTCAATCAAGTTTAGTCGTTAATACTGTTGCAGTAAGACTTGGACGTGTTAATGCAACATATTTTATTTGATTACGTTCTTTCAATACCCAATTTGCATTAATATCATTCTCTAAAACAAATACGTGTGAATAAGTACTGCCTTGTGATTTATGTCCTGTTATAGCGTAACCATAATCCAAATCTTTCACAATTACATCACCGCTACCTCTGATCATGCCGTTTTTATATTTCTCAACAGTCTTCATTACAAGATTATTGCGCCTAAATTCATAGTATTTTGTCCACATTTTCTTATTTGACTTGCCCATATCTCGGAAAAAATCGTGCATGTCAGCATATAAATGCAAATTGTCATGGTCATTAGTGTCGATAATGAACACATCAACAAATTTAAATTTGCTATGCGCCAGGTTTTCCCTTAATTTAACCATCCAACCTTTGATACCGTAATGGTTTTCTTCCAAATCACTTTTGGTCATTACACGGTAATCGGCACTATTTTCAATAATATTGTAACGTTGGTTCTCTGCACTGACACTTCTATATGCCATAAGTACATCACCGACTTCAATAACATCTGTTTTATCACCAAGTAGTTCTCCCCGGATTACTTTATTTGCAGCCATAACTGTTTCATTTCTCCATGCAATGACTTTCACGAAATCCGTATCTTTCTTATATTCATCATTATTGAATTTTTCCAACATTGCTTGTCGGAATTGCCATTTGTCAACTGTAAAGATAACTCCCTCACCTAAATCATTCATATTGGTTTGCCTTAAGAAACCACCGTCAAGCCTATCAAGATTGTTTCTAAGGGCATCATATACAAAAGCCAATGGATTGGTATCATTCTGTCTTTCAATCTTTGTAAGCCAATGAAATTCGTTATCTGTTTGACTGAACACAACTGATTCTTTCTCACCTACTGGTGGAATTTGTGCCGGGTCACCCATAAACAGTACTTTGGTTCTGCCTTTCTTGGTGAGTTCCTTAATTAAATTATATAATTCTTGATTTATCATTGATGCTTCATCTATGATAACCCAATTATAGTCACAGATTCTCGGAATAGCTATTGGGTTAAAGATAGGTGAGTTGGGATTAAATTCATCCAAGTTTACATCCGGGCGAAGTCCACAAAGTGCATGAAGTGTTTGACCATCCTCACCAGTGGTATTCATAACCACCTTCTTTGCTTTGTGTGTAGGTGCACTGACAACAACTCCCCAATGATAATCATCGAGTATTTTCTTAATAATAGTACTCTTACCTGTTCCCGCATATCCGGCAAGTGTGAAGAAAATCTCATTGTCTTTCTTCATCCACTGACGAATCTTATTCACACCATCATACTGTTCAGGATTGAAAGTAATCAGTTTACCGTTTGGGAGCAATAACTGATTATCTTGTTCAGTCTTATGCTTGGGTGGTTTACCAGTGAATAAGTCATCAAAATCATCGAAATTCTTTGAAAGACTTTTTAATGAACCTTTACTCATTTAGTTGCCCCTTTGAGAATTTTAACAAGTTTTTTTAAATCTTCCAATCTACGAAATTGAATTTCCGGTATCTCGTATAGTTCAACCTCATATCCACCATTTTCTTTTTCATCATTGGTGTTTGAGATAAGAACTCCCTTACCATCCTTTGATTCAAACACATAATAATGATATTCACAATCCATTGCACTGGTCGGAATATTATCTTCTCTTTTAAAACCTAACTTAAGTAGGTCTTTTGCTTTTATTTTACTCATTTGCTGTCTCTTCTTATATTTTCAAAAAATGTTTTGTTGTGAAAAATCACTGCAGCTTTAATGGTTTCATCGTGATTAAATGCCCAACTATGGTCTTGATAGGTAGCATAAAAATCTTCAAGTTTTACCCATTCAACCAATGCAGTTTCTTTACAAGTGAATTTTTCAATATCAACCGGAAACTTATCCATATCTTTGCTGAAATCAAAGACTGATAGATAGATATGAGAGATATTCTGACGTTTATCCTCTGATGGTTTGTCTTTGATTTTAAATGGTTCACCGTCATTATTAAACAGCAGATACTTATCATATTCCGGGAGATACATTGAAGTTTCTTCATAGACTTCACGTATCATTGCTTCTTGACGTGATTCATTAAAGTCCAAATAACCACAAGGAATACCATATTTATTTGCTTCATCACGCATCGTATTAGACCTCCGGGTTATAAGAATTTGCATACCTACATTAGTAAATGCAAACACTACACCCACAACAGCAGTTGACCTGCCGATGAAAAAGTCTTGATTAATGGTCAGTCCACAACCATCAGTATAATGATATCTTATATGCTGATTAGGTTTGTTGTTGAATTTTGGTGCTTCCATCGTTCTGTAATTTAATGATTTTTTCTTTTAATGACCATATTCTCATTGTGCCAAGCCAAGCTATTTTAAGTTGTTCTTCGGGTGTTAATTTTCTTGTGTTTTTTCTTTTCTCTGGTTTCCGTTTTTCTCTCATATA